ATGGGCATTATAAGAAAAGATTTTAGATACAAACTAATAAAAAATTTGCTAACAAAAGAAGAAGTATCTTTAGCACACGATTATTGTAGGATTAGAAATAGATTAAATGTCAAAGAATTTGAAGGTGCATTAAGTAATCATCCAGACACATCAATTTATGGAGATCCATTTACGGAGTCTTTAATGTTGAATAAAAAAAAGATAATGGAAGAAAATACGGGGTTAGAATTATTGCCAACATATTCTTACTGGCGTATGTATACTTATGGTTCATGTCTATATCCACACAAAGATAGAGATAGTTGTGAGATTTCAGTTACTATATCTATAGGATCTAGCTCAAATAAACCCTGGCCTATATATATAGGGGACAGAGCTATAAATTTAGATCATGGTGACGGTGTGATTTATTTAGGTATAGAAGATCAGCATTCAAGAAAAGAATTAGATTCTGATTATCATGTGCAGTGCTTCTTACACTACGTTGATAAAAATGGACCAAACAAATCGTTTGTAAAAGATCGAAGAGCATTATATGGTATGCCTTATCATGGAAATTAATCAAAGAGAAGATGGCAGTATAGAACTTAAATTAACAGATGAAGAAATAAAAATAATGAAAAAAAACAATAATACTTTTCATCTTGATGCCGATAAAACAAAAGGTTGTTTGGATTTAATAATGATGTACTGTTGGAGAATATTTGATGGATTACCCGAAAAAGTTAAAAAAAAGATGCAATATCAACATCCTCCTACTAATTATAAGCCTAAGAGCTGACCCTTACCATGGTATAATTTTTTGATATAATACTTTTATGCCTTTGAGAAACATACAAATAAGACCTGGTTTTAATAAACAAGTTACAGAAGTTGGTGCAGAGGGACAATGGACTGATGGAGACTTTGTAAGATTTAGATATGGTTTACCAGAAAAAATAGGTGGTTGGGAGCAACTTACTACATCAACATTAGTAGGTAATGCTAGAGCCCAACACGTATGGGCAGATTTAGATGGAAGGGCTTACTCTGCAATAGGCACACATAAAGGTCTTTTTGTTTATTATGGTGGTGCCTTTTATGATATTACTCCTTTAGATAGTGCTAAAACTGGAGCTACATTTACTGTGGCTTCTACCAGTGCACCTCAGACTATAACTGTAAATTTAAATGGACATGGTTTAGTGGCTGGAGATTTATTTACGTTTACATCTGTAACTGTTCCGACTGGATCTGGATATGCTACAAGTGTCTTTGAAGATAATCCGTTTCAAGTTTTGACTGCAACATCAAATACTTTTACTATAGAAGTGGCAACTGCAGCATCAGGCACAACAACGGCTACCGGAGCAGCAACAGTAAATCCTTATGTAAATTTTGGACCATTAACACAAACTTTTGGGTTTGGTTGGGGCACAGGACAGTGGGCTGGAACTGTTGCAGGGGCTACTACCACAACTTTGAATGGAGCTTTAGCAGATGATACCAACGGTAACAACGGATCAGCAACAAATATTACATTAACATCAACAACTGGATTTTCGACATCAGGTACAATTTTAGTTGGGTCTGAATTAATTAGTTACTCTGGAGTTTCATCGAATGATTTAACAGGTATATCAAGGGCTGTATCTGGATCCACAAGATCATCACATTCTAACGGTGCACAAGTGCAAGACGCATCAAATTTTATCGGTTGGGGTAATGCCTCATCAACTTCAACAATTACTTTAGATCCTGCCTCTTGGTCATTAGATAATTTTGGAGAAGTTTTAATCGCAACAAATAAAAATGGAAAAACGTTTAATTGGGAACCCATACATGCAAATGCCAACGCTTTAAACACAAGAGCAGTTGCTGTAACAAATGCTCCAACACAATCTGTTATGTCAATAGTCTCTGAAAGAGATAGACACTTAATATTACTTGGGACAGATACTAGTTTATCAAGTCCATCACAAGACAAAATGTTTATAAGATTTTCAGATCAAGAAGACAGAACAACGTATGCACCAACATCAACAAACACTGCAGGAACTTTTAGGTTAGACTCAGGGACTAAAATTGTAGGTGCTGCTAAAGGTAAAGATTACATATTAATACTTACTGATACCTCTGCATATGTAATGCAATTTGTTGGACCACCGTTTACATTTTCTATAAGACAAGTGGGTTCTAACTGTGGTTTAATAGGTCAACATGCACTTTATTATATTAATGGTGCCGTTTATTGGATGGGTAGATCAGGAGGTTTTTTTGTTTATGATGGCACGGTAAAAAGTTTACCTTGTTTAGTTGAGGATTTTGTTTTTACAACTTTAGGAGATAGTCTAGGAATAAATTATAACTCTGGTGAGATAGTTTCAGCAGGTGTAAATAATTTATTTTCTGAAATAAATTGGTTTTATCCTAAAAATGGATCCACAAAAATTGATAGAGTTGTAACTTATAATTATGATGAGCAGACGTGGACCACTGGCTCATTAGCAAGAACAACTTGGTATGACGCAACTTTATTTGATAACCCATACGCAACAGAATTTAATGATACAGCAACACCAACATTTCCAACTATTGTAGGTGGCACAAATATTAATGGTGCCACGACATATTATGCCCATGAAATAGGAACAAACCAAGTGGATGCGTCTGGTAATAAAACTGCTATAAATGCTTTTATTCAAAGTGGTGATTTTGATTTAAATGTATCAGGGGCTGATGGTGAATTTTTTATGTCCATGAGAAGATTCATACCTGATTTTAAAGCCATTACAGGTGACGCTAAAATATCAATTTTATTAAAAAACTTTCCTGTTGATGACGAGGCCTCGTCACCATTAGGACCATTTACAATCACTAGTGCTACTCAAAAAGTAGATACAAGGGCTAGAGCTAGATTTGCTAGCTTAAAAGTTGAAAACACGTCTACTGATCAGTCTTGGAGATATGGAACATTTAGAGCAGACGTACAACCTGATGGTATGAGATAATGGCAAAAATTACAGCTTACATTCCAGAACCAAAACAAGATTATGAAGTTTCTAATCAAAGACAAATAATAGAAGCTATTGATACTTTAAAAAATCAATTGAACTTTTCATTTCAAAAAGATATAAAAAACGAACAAGATAGTTTTAATTGGTTTATTACATGACTATACAATACAAAAATCAAGGTATAAATTTAACTACAACTGACACTATTTCTGTTTTAACATGCCCATCAGACGCAACAATTTTAATAAAACAAATACAAATTAATAATGGATCTAGTGGTGCAGTTAACTTAAATGTGCAATTTACAGATACATCTGCAGGAGCTACCTTTAGAATATTTAATCAGCCTGTAACCGGGGCAGCAACTGAAAATATAATTGAAAAAACTTTGGTGTTAGAAGCTAGCGATATTTTAAAGATGACAGCTGGCACTGCTAATGAGATACAAGGCATGGTTTCATATGCCCTTTTAGATAGATCACAAGAAAATGGGTAAAGCTCCTAAGTTTGGTGTTAACACCTATCATAAACGTACAAGAAGAAAAAGACCTGGTCGTCATGCAAAAAAACCAAATAAAAGTCATAATAAAAAAAAATATAGGGGTCAGGGAAGATGAAAGTTGTAAAGATAATTGAAAAAAAAGTACCCATTCCTATTTTTCTTTATGAATGTGTTGCAGAAAATATTAACTTAAATTATTTTAAAGAAAAAATTGATAAAAATGTAAATGATCTATCTGCAAGAACTAACGTAAAGGGTGGAATGACAAGTTGGAAACTTTTTATTAAAGATCAAGAATTTATAAATGTTTTAAAAAATAATTTAGAAGGATTACCGTATGCTATACCCTCTGGGTTTTTAAATGAGGCTTGGGGTATTAAGTTAGAAAAAGGTCAAAATACCACTTTTCATGATCATATGCCAGCCAGTGTAAGTGGTATTTTGTATTTAAGTGAAAGCAGCACTCCTTTAAAATTTCCTGATTTGAATTTAGAAATTTATCCAAAAGTAGGCACCATAGCTGTCTGGTCCGCACCTTTAATTCATGGAACAGGTTTCTTGCAGGAAGGTCCAAAATATGCTATTGCCTTTAATATGATTGAAGCAAAACCTTGGGGTAATGATGACAGAGATTAAAACAATACCAGCTGAAGCTAAAGAAATAATCAAGCATAAAAGAACTGGAAAAATTTATGAAAATAAAGCTGCTTTTGACGCTGATGTAGCAGATCCAAACACTGATACTACTGCAGAGGATTTTAGGCAAGATTTAGAAATTACAGTTACAAGATTGACATTAGCTGGAAAAACAAAAGAATGAGACGTGATATTTTTTTGACACCTTTGTTAAAGGAACAATCAGCAATAAATTTACATCAGCATTAAAAATATGGAAGCAAGAGGTGGGACAGAAATACAAATGGAGCTTTTACAAAAGCACTGCCCCAAAGAATTATTAGATCAATTTCAAATATGCACATCCATACCAGGTAAGGTCCCTTTAAGTAACAATAAAATTAATTTGTTATGGCAAAAAAATTCTTACGATCAAGGTAATCTACAGGAATTCTTTGGTGATCAAAGAAGACATAATGATTATGATTGGTATGTGTTTAACAGTCATTGGAACTATGAAAAATTTAGATATTTTTTTAATATACCTTCAAAGAGATCCATGGTTATTAAAAATGGTTGTAGCTCTTTTCCTCAAAGAAGAATTTATAAAAAAGGTGATCCGATAAGAATTATTCATCAATGCACACCTTGGAGAGGGTTAAACGTGTTATTAGGAGCTATGCAGTTAGTAAAGAATCCTAATGTAACTTTAGATGTTTACTCATCCTGTGATGTTTATGGATCTGAATTTTCTAAAAATAATGATGATCATTTTACAGCACTTTATGAACTAGCAAAAAAACTACCTAATGTTAATTACATTGGTTATGTGCCTAATGAAGAAATATTAAATAAAATGCAAGACTATCATTTATTTGTATACCCTAGTATTTTTGAAGAAACATTTTGCATATCAGCATTAGAAGCTTTGTCTGCAGGTTTACATTGTATAGTAACTAACTTTGGTGCATTATATGAGACGTGTGCAGAGTGGCCTATATATGTAAATTATTCAAATGACCTAAAAGACATGGCAATTCAATTTGCCCATGCAATAGATGCAGCATCTTCGTATTTACATGAACAGCAAATACAAAATTTACTTAACGATCAACAAAGATATTTTCAAAGATC